GTCATGAAGAAGAACTGGTACTTTCCGCAGGAAAAGCGGACGTTGCAATGGTCAGTGGGGCAGCCGTTAGGTTACGGACCCTCCTTCCACTTGGCAACGGTTAGCCATGCAGTAATCTTAGACTCACTCGATCTCGAGCGGACTAGATTATGGCGAGTTGTAGGCGATGACGTTGTCATCGCTGATAGCTCTCTTGCACTGGCTTATCAGGAATTTATGACAAAACTTTGCGGAGTTGAAATCAACCACGCTAAGAGTGTCATTTCTGCAGATTATGCAGAATTCCTTGGTAAGTTTATATCGAAGAAGAAGGGTATCATCCCCTCTATCAAGATTAAACTACTAGATAAGACTGACCGTGTAGTACGAACAATGGCGTTCTACGGGCCGCGGGCTTACCAGTATTTGGACAGTACGCAACAAGGCATGGCCTTGAAGTGTTACCTGCCTTCATACGTTGGGGGACTTGGTCTTATCCCCTTGGGCATGAGTTACTCCTGCTATATAGAACAGCTAAATACTGATCTATTGCAGAAGCGATCGATGCTTGAGTCGGTTGAAGACTTTCACAGGAACATCCCTCACGGGGTGGACTCGAAGGTTGGAGACTTTGTGGCACTTAAGAATAGCATTCTTGAAGCAAACACGAAAGTGTTAGACCTCCTTGGTATTGCTGAAATTCAGCAGCACCTAGGTCAAGATGTTAGGCTTAACGAGATGACGCGTCTTCCGACGACCATTCTCGTCGAGGATAAACCTCACGATGCCCTCCTGAAGGCCAGCAACAGCTGGACTTATATACAAGATAGAGCATGGCTACTTAATTGTAGTCCCAGCTTGAGCCTTGGACAGACTATTAAAAGTTATACTTTTAATACCTTATCGCACACATACAGACCACTGTTAAACAGATGGGGGTATGTGGATAGAGCAGAAAAACCGTCGACGTTAAGTCGAACGGAGACAAGCTCTTTACCAGTAATCCTTGATAGAAAGAGTAAAAATGACTCCCAATACCAAAACCACCACAAAAGCTTCTATCGAAAACCTCGAGAGTTCCAAAAAGAACTCTCAAAGGCCAAGTATGAAGCAAATTTCGGCCCCGAAGAAGCTTGCAAAGGCGACTAAGGGTATCAAAGCAAATCACACAAGGGGTAACCCCGTGGTTAAATTTGATTCGAAGACAGGTCATCTGGTGTTCCAACACGTCCAAGGACGTGAAGGGCAGACGCCATTTACCGCGACAGACCTCGTCATCCCTATGGTTGATGTGCCGGAGAAATACCGACAGATCATCATCAAGGTAGCGAAGCTTGCGTCCTGTCACGCTAGTGGTCAAACCATTAGCGGCAAGACGACAGAGGTGGGCAAAGATGGTAAAACATCAGAGACCACTCTGGGTGCTATCGAACGACTCTTAGCGCAAGCTAAAGAGGAGCGAAAGCTAGCGTTGGAAAGCAATACCCTCAGCGTAAGCATCACCGAGACTGTTGTACAGGCTGGGTCAGCTAGTAGCTGATTAACAGGGTAATTAGGCAAGGCTAAATGCCGAGCCAACATCAGAACGACGCAAGTCGTTGGAGTGACACTCCTTTATTAAGCAATGCTTAACAGACTTTATTGTCTGATCTATGTCAAACCCTAGAGAGGCCGTTGGGGCTAAGTCGCGTAAGCGATGAGGATGGTTCGACTCCA